ACAGAAACAATATCATCTGTGCCACTTATATCTCCCAATTCACTTCTTTCTTGCCAATTAGAAGGATTACTTATGTCTATGCGAGTGGTGCTAAGAAAACCTTTATCGGCAATCCTATCTCCGGGCTGTAAATCGTCAAGTAGTCTGCTTGAATAAACTCTATACAGATTATCTGAACCATAAACATCGGGAGCCGTATCTATTACTTTATCCAAAATGGCTACTTGATTTTCCAAATAATTATCATACTCAGGCGTTTCTCCTGATACCCTGTCTTTTCGTAGGTATCTATTTATACCGAGATAACCATTACCAGCGTAATTCTCTACTACACCTACTTCAACTTTTCTATCGTTTATAGTTTCTGACGGATATGCTTCTTCATAGGCTCTGTCATATTTGCGGTCATCAGAACTAACATTATCAAGTTCACGCAAAGTCGGATTTAGCACTCTAAGTGCGGCTTCGGTTGAAGCACCAAGAGCAATAAGACTTTCCTTTGTTGGCGCACCGCTTGAAGCACGACTACCAGCATGGGTCTTTTGGTCGTGCTTACCCGGAGCGTGCTTGAATACAGAAATCAAAGATTCGCTCTTACGAAGTTTGGTTCCTAATCTTGATAACTTACCATTACAAGCACGACACAAGACCCTTAGATTTTTGCGGTCGTATTTAGCACCACCATCTTTCAACCTCTTGATGTGGTCAACTGTGAGGTCTGATTTTTTACCGCATCGCTCACATTTACCTTTCTTCCTTTTCAGTTCATTGGCTATTTTGCGCCAACGATAATCATAGTTACGCCATGTTTCTTCGCCGTCAGCAAAGCGGTAATATCTTTTCTCAACTCTTTTCTCAAAGACTGGCTCTGCTGGAACTATGACTGCGGTACAGCGACAATTAGGGTGATTTGGTGGCATCAGGTCGCCTGTTGGAAATCCTGACTGCCAAGGCACATCAAGATTATGTAGGGGTCCACAAACACGGCAGGTTCTTTCGTCTGTTGCTGTTTTCCATCTTTTCACACTACCGGGAGGTAATAATCCTTGAGCATCTGCTTCAGACCAAGATAAGAAACGACCAGCATTAGCAGCAGCGAGAGTTTCTGTTCTAGCAATACGGGTGGCTCTTTGGGTCAAGAGTCTTTCCCGATACTGCTCTCCTATCTTTGTTGCTTCGCGTTCTGCTTCTTCGTATGTATAACCTTCTTCTAATAATTGCTGTAAAGTTTCTTCATAAAGATTTCCCAACGCTCTTGCTTGCCGGGAATCCAGCCCTACAATTTTGCGTAGTCTGGCAACAACTTCATCTCTGGTTAGTTCAGTTTTCAATCCGTTAGCAATAGTTTCCGCAACTGCTTTCTGTGTTTCTTTCGTGATTCCAGATATTCTGGCACCTGCTCTTTGTTGCGCCCATGCTATTGCTCTTGGGTCTTGTGCTGTAAAAGAACTAGATACCTGAATACGCTTCGGTAGGTTCTTAGCAGATATATTTGCTGAACTAGCAACCTGTGAAGCAAGTTTAGGAACTGTATTGTCTAATGAAGCAATAAATTGTTCCCATTGAAATGCTACTGCGGCATCAAGAGGATTACCTGCTTCTATCGCGGCACGAATAGCACGAAGCACATTGGCATTGTTGAGGTCATTAGCCATCAACCCAAGAGCGCGAGAATAGATATCAAAGATTTCTTTCTCGTATTTAGTAAGCCCTGCGTTTGGTTTGCGTAGGGTTGGGTCGTTGCGCTTTCTTGCTTTAGTAACGAAGGGCATGACTAATCACGCTTTGCGTTCTAGTCGTCATCGCCATCATACGGCTCTGATTCGTCTGGCTCTTCAGTTTCCTGTTCTGGTGTTTCATTTCCTCTGTCGGCTTCTGGTTCTTCTTCCTCATCTTCATACTCTAAATCATCATCAGACTTAGTATTGATAGGCAGACCAGCAAGACCGCGTAAGTATTCTTCCATTTCATCATCAGGCTTGATAACACCAGCAGTCGTAAGTTTGGCGACATACTCAGAAATCTCACCTAAATCAACATGGCTGACATCTGAATAAACAAGTTCTGGAGTTGTTCCCAACTTCATTCCGTTGAGTTTCAATAATCTAGGAATAGCGTGCTGGTTGATAACTTCAGCAATAGATTTACAGATAGCCTCAACTGCCATTGTCCATAAGTCTATCTTGCTGTTACCTAGAGCAAAAGAACCTACGCGTTCGTGACCTAACAGAATAAAGTCAGAAAGAACGCTCATAGCAATACGCTGGTCGTATCTTGAAATTACTTTATCTGTATCAAATTGGCGAGAGCCACCAGAGTTCAAGAGTTCTATTGAGAACATCTTATTGCCTCTGTCGTCAAATACTAAAGGAAAGACAATACCTTCTTGCTCATTACGCTTTACATTCTGAACAATTGAAATAATTGAATCTCTAACTGCTTGCTGGTCTGCTGAAGCAGTGCTACTTAGATAATCGGGTGGGATATAAGCGACTGGCAAACCAGCCAAATCTCTTTCTATACCGATGGCTTCCATTTCTTCAATTCTGCGCTTGAAGAACCAAGGGCGATACGCAGTTCTTAGAAGTGATTTACCTTCTGGATTATTCTTTTGGGTTGTTGTTCTAAACAATAATGCTTTGTCAATAGGGATTCTATGAATACCAGCCCCGTATGGGTCAACTTGCTCAAATCCTTGAATACCGCCATCTTGGTCAAAGAGCCAGTTGTTATGAGTTTCCTGTGCTCTTATTGGCCATTTGCGCCAACCGATTTTTCCATCACTGAAATTAGAGCGTTTTGTTGGGTCGTCTGTTGCGCCACCACCACGAATTTTATAGACAATTTCGTGAAAACTATATCCATAGACCAGCATTGAAAGGATAGATGAAAGAGTGCTTTCCCAAGAGTCGCTCATGTCATAGAGGCACTGCTCTATAAACTCTGCTGTATTTCTATCTTCTTCGTTATCGCTTGCTGGTTGAACTGTCCATTCAAGACGCAAGATAATCTTTTCTATGGCATAAAGAATAGAACCTATGACTGGGTCATTTTCAGACATCTCACGATAAACTTTTGCGCCACGCCGACCACGAAGCGCGACAAGGAATTCTTCATGTACGGTTCCACCTGTTCGGCGTAAGCCCGTACTACCGATTTCTGATAAATCTGCTCTTTTCGGCATCTTACGCTCTACCTATCCGTGTCATCTTTGATGTTATCAAAGTCATCTTCCCGTATAACCATTTTACTGGTTATGTAAAGTGCTTGATTCTCTGTGAAACCAGCGTTCATCAAAGAAACAAACATTTCGTGGAGTGCGGTTGCTAACTGAATCATGGGGCTAAAGGCATCTTCGCCCATGCCTTCCGGAAATTCAACCATCAAGCACCTCGTTACTTTCTTCATTATACCTGCTGGTTGCTACTTTACCCCGAAGTGATGGCGTAAATAAACTATCAAAGTAAAGTGGCTCTGCCTTTATTTTCAGTTTCTTCCGCATCTGTATTCTTTCTCTTTCGGTGGTCGCACCCCATATACCAACAACCTCATGTCGTAGAGCATAGTTCAGGCAAGAGGTTTTCCACGAACACGAATGGCAGAGGCTTTTGGCTAGTCTGCCCGTCTGGTTCAAAGATGTAGGAAACCAAAGGTCTGGGTCTGTCTGTGCGCACACTTGAGAGCCATCAAATGGCGGATAGGCCTTTTCCAATTTATACCAGCACTGGTTCTGGTTCCCTCTGGCGTTCGGCTTCCCTACTGTAAGTTTCAAGTGCTGCCGCAAAACCAGCGTTCTGTAATAGTGTTGAAACCGCATCAAGTTCTTCATCTGTCATTGAAATAAACACTTCTCGCACTAAACGAATAGAACGCTCTAACTCACGAATACGAATGCGGTTCATGACATAAGTGTATATGGGTAATGTTTGCTTTTGGCAACTCTTGGTTGTAGGGTCGTGGCATGCCTAAGAAACTCTTGACGCAAAACTCAGAACTACGCCCTGACGGTATCTACAACTGGTCGCTTCCTGCCTTTGCTGTGAAACTAACTGACGGCACGAACTTCAATGTTTGTCCGCAAGCAGGTGCCTGTGCCTCTTATTGTTATGCCCGAAACGGCACATATAACTTTTCTAATGTGAAATCACGCCATATCTGGAACCTTGAATATGTCTTGAAAGACCTTGATAACTGGAAAGGGCAAATGTTAGAGGAAGTTCAGCACCCCAAGATGAAGGGTCGTCATGTAAGAATACACGATTCGGGTGATTTCTTCTCAGACGATTATCTTTTGGCTTGGCTTGATATTGCTGTAAAAACACCTGAAGTCAATTTTTACTGCTACACGAAAGAGGTTTCGCGGTTCAAGAGACTGGTTGAGCCACAATGTCCAACCAATTTCCGCTATCTGTATTCTCTCGGCGGAAAAGAAGACCATTTAGTTGATTTGAATAAAGACCGCCACGCTGATGTATTCCCTGATGATGCGGCGATACTTGACGCAGGATACATGAACCAAGAGGCTTCAGATTTACTTGCTATCACCCTGCCTACTAATAAGATAGGGATACCGGCAAATAATATCAAGCATTTCAATAAGAAAATGAAACGCCGAACTTTCTCTGAATTACAGAGAGAGCGTGACGAAAAGAAGGAGACCAAACTTGCTTCGCATTGAAATTATTGCTCTGATTATCAGCATACTTGCTATGTCTTTATCTTTCTGGACATGGTGGCATGGCACAAGAGAAGAGAATTGGGCTATTGACTTTGACTTGACCGAATGGGGTAATGTTGAAGAATTGAAGATGGACGGCACAGATGAAACTAAACAATACAGAAATCCCTGAGCGATACCTGCCTACTCTTGCTATTTGGCATAACCTTCTTAGATTCTGGACAGAACCTTCGCTTTCGGGCAAGAAAATCCCACCTGAACTAGCCATTGTTACTAACTTCTATCACGGAATCCGCAGGGAATACAATAAAGAATTGCTAGAAATACTTGATGGCGGTGGCGATGCTTATACCAAGATACACAAAATACGCGCCCTGATAGCAGATTAGAGTATTTTCTTAT